TCAGTTCGCGCACGGTAGGTGAGCGCGGCGTCCGCCATAACCTCGCCGATAGATGCCTGCTGTTTCGCACTGAGCACGATGTTGCGAAGGACGGTACGCTGCGGTGTAAATGTGGTGGACATTGGTGCTCCTCTCGCTCAGTTGAGCGGAAATTCTTGAACCGGGTGAATGATTCGAACAGCATGGCAAAGCACGCTGCCGAAGAAGACCAGCTTGACTCCCTCCACCTCCGGAGGGCCTGACCAGTCGAATTGATTGTCGAAGTGGCGCGCGGTATAGGGAAGAAACGCTGCGCAGATCGCCTCAATCTGCGCCTGAAAGAGCGGCTCTGAAACGTTATCCTGAAAGGCCATGTAGCCGGTCATGACGATCTTGTGCGTGCGGATCATAGCCTGCATCTCAGCGTCTTTGGCGGATGAAGCCTCGCGGCTCACCATCCAGGCGCGAATAATCGGCGCATCAGGGTCTGTCAACGCATCCATGAAGAGTGCGCGAAACTGCGCATCGTCGTTGGAGAAGCGGATCTGGTCGTAGACATTCGGGCCAACGCCTGTGACGGTCTTCAGCCGGTCGTAGACGGCGGCAATGGCGGTAGAGGCGCTCATAACAGGGCTCCCGACGAATGATCTGTATTCGATGGGATGTTCATACGTGTGCCCCCGTGAATCCATGAGCGGCGAAGGCCAGCCCCAGGTCATGCTCAAGCACCGGTTGGACCATCGGCTCCAGCGCCTCAAGCGCCCGCGAGAACATCTCATGGCCCTGAGTGCCTCGGCGGCTGATGTTCTTGGAAATGGCAAACGCGATGCCGAGCGCCTGCTTTTCATCCTCGATGCCGAACTTCTTTTGCACCCACGGTACCAGCGCCCACGCTGGCGGAAAGTGCGGAACCGTGCCCGTCTCCACCGGCGCGGCGTATACATCCGCGCCCACGTTCGGCGAGACGCCGATGATCTCACGGCACATCGTAGCTTCACGCATAAAGAGCGATATGACGCTGGCGGCCAGGTTGCCGAAGGCCACGGCGGGTGGAAGCGAACCGTAAGACGTGCGGATATTTTCCTGCACCATCTCCGCGCCCTTGACGCCCAGAGCCTCCAGGCCGGATCGTGTGCCCTCATTGACGGCGGCTAGCATCTCGCCCTCCAGGCCCTCCGTCCCCCGAATTTGCGCGCTCCAGGCCATCGCCGCCCTACCTCGAATATTTGTTGTGGACCAGCCGGGCTACTCCGGAGTTTTGGTCCAGATACTGGTTGCCGAGTGACAGAGCCGGCCCCATATCCGCCTCGCTCTTGCCTTCCTCGATGCCCATGTGGTTGTAGTAGCGCTTGCGCAGCGCCTTGGCGCAGGCCAGCATCTCCGCGGACTTTGAACGGTATTGCACCACGTCGGCCTGAAGAGTCGAGTCGCCGGTTCCCACATAGAATGTGGCCAGCCTCTCCGCGCCCAGGCTGGCCGCGAAGTCGGTCACCGCGTAGAAGTCCTTATCCGGCACGGTCGAGCCGTCGCGCAGATGGCGCGCCGTCCAGGTGCAGCGCACCACCTCAGCCGGCCCCGGCGTATCGAAGTTGATGAGGATCTGCGGCGCCTGGCCCGGCGCGCGGTAGATGCGGAAGTCGGAGTCGAGGATGAGCTGCGGCGGCTGCTGATGAATCGGATACTCCATGTGCTGGATCACACTGAAGTTTGTCTCGAAGACCGGCAGATCGCCGCCCACGCCCGGCGCAATAGGAATCGGCAGGTAGTTGGTGCCGTTACCCGCGATGTCGCTGACAATGCGCAGCGGAGCGTCGGCCGAGTAGCGCTCCAGAATGGCTCTCGAAACCAGCGCGGCCCACGCGCCCGAGCTGATGCGGTTCGCATCATCCGAAAACACGTTCGGGATCTCCGCGACAAAATCCGAGATGGCGTAAGGAAAAGGCAAATCAGTTCTCAGCTTTCAGTTGTCAGTTTTCAGCCGCCCGTCGCCGGTGGCCAGTCGCCAGCTTTTCGTAGCTGACCAATGACCACTGACAACTGACCACTGTTTAGATGTCCACCTCGACCATATCCAGCACCACAAAGCCCGCTGCGGGCACCGTGGTAGCCGGAACGGCGCTGAGGTCCACCGTCACAATATCGCCGGTGTTGAGCCTTGCTCCGCCGGGGTACTGGTTGGAGCCGCCGGTGATGGCCGTACCGATTGCGTTGGATGCGCCGCCAGCGTAAATCCTGAGGCTGTTGGTGGCATTGACGGCCGATCCGTTGACTTTGATGACCGCTGTAGTTGCGGTCACAGCGGCCTGCGCCACGGCAACAGCAGCCGTGTCGGAGACCACGGTGGCCACGTTCGTGACGACGAGCTGCGCTGCGGTGTAAGCAGAGTTGGCCGCCACGACAGCCAGCGCGTCGGATTGCAAAAGCAATGCGGCGGCATAGGCCGCGTCGGCAGCCGCGCCGAAGGCAATCTGTGCGCCTGTAGCGCCTGTGCCAGCGGCCGCTGCGTCGGCCGAGGTTTTGATTGTGAGTGCGTCGCCCACCAATGTGCCCGCGTCGATGACGACGGTGGCAATGGTGGCGGCGTCGGTGATGACCTGGGCGGCGTCTGTTTGCACCAGCAGAGCCGCCGTCTTCATGCCGCCAGTAGATGCTCCGGAGACGTTTGAAGCGGTGACAGAAGCATCCGCGGAAGCCTTCGCCGCCGTGATGTCCAGGGTCAGCTTGGCCGCGGCTGCATTCTTCGAGGCCAGCGCGGCCGTGACGGCGGCCGCGGCATTCGCACCCACCGAGGTTACAGCGACAGCGGAGGCCTTGGCGGCTGTGGCCAGCGCAATATCCGCCGTGCCCACGGCGGCTGCAATCGCGGCAGTGCCCGCGTTCACGCTGGCCGTCACATTGGAGGCTAGGGTTGAGACCGCGCCCGACAAGGTGCTTTGGGCGCTGGAGAGGGCGCTTTGATTGCCCGTGTCTGTGCCGGTGCCACTAAGGCAGAGCTGCGCGCCGGCGATGCGTTGCGGGCGTGGCGATATGTAAGTCATCAGGCCTGTGCCCTGAGCCAGTGTCGAGGGCAACGGAAGAGTGAGAGTGCTTCTACGGAAACTGTCCTGCATCGGAATATCCTCGATTCGGATTGTGCTGCGGGCCGACCTTTCAGCCGGCCCGCGCGGTTAGCGACCCTTTGTCGCTCTGGTTAAGTTCAAGCAACAACGTTCTTGCCGACACCGCGGAAGTCGATGATGGCGCCGTTGAAGACCATCTTCACCTTGTATTGCAGCTCGTCCATCGTGAACTGCGTTCCGATGGTCGGCTGGTTGGCGAGGAAGATCTGCGGGTTCTCGATGCCATCCAGGAAGCCGATCTCCAGGAACGGAGCGTTCTCCTGCTTCGTCCCGTAGTACCAGTCGTTCACGTCGGTGCCATCGAGCTTCTCGTTAACGTAGATGCGCTCGTTGTTGGCGCCGAAGCGCTGGTAGAAGGCGTTCGAGCCGGCAGTGTTGGTTTGGTTGATCTGGTTGGCTGTGGCCTTCAAATGGAGAGGCACCATCAGCCAGTCCAAAGGCAGACCCAGCGGCTCGCCGGAATCCTTCTCGGTCTGCATCCCGAGCGCGATCTCTGCCGCGATCAAGGCATCCTGCGACAGAGCCGCAGTGCCCAGGTTGGAGTGCGCGGCGTTGAACCAGTTCACGCCGTCGGCGCTGTAGGCCGGGTTATTCAAGAAGAACCCTGTGATGTAGTTCTTCAGCGTCCAGCGGCCGGCGCGCGCCAGGCGTCCGGGGAAGCGGGCAATCGCGCCGAGATCGTCGTTGCGGATGGTTTCTTCGGAGATGGAAAGCATCCCGCCGCGCTTCTGCAGCGTGTAGGAGATATGCTCGTCGGTGGGCCGCGCCACTTCCAGATAGCTCGCGGTTCCGTTGCCGGTGTTGCCGCCGTCGCCCACGCCGCCCTCGCCCACGATTGGCAGCTCATTGAAGTAGCCCTCGCGCACCCGATCCTGCTGCTTGTAATCGCTGATGGACTGCTTGGTGTAGAGGTTGGCCAGGCCGTCCAGCGCCAGCTCCGCCCAGTCTTGCAGCAGCCGCTTGGTCATCGAGTTGAGCAGAATGTTCGGGAAGTCGGCGGTCAGCACAGCTTCCGACGCCAGCATCCGCTGGCCGCTGAATCCACCGCCGCCGGTCAGCCGCGCCAGATCGAAATCGCCGCTAATGGCGGTGTAAGCCTCGCGCAAGCCACGGAAGGCCGGCACGCCTTTGCCTATCGACTCCTTGACGCCGATGGCCGCTTCCATGGCCAGAGCCATCTTGTCGCCGCTGTCCAGCGTGACAGTTGCGGAGGGGTGAATGCGACCCACATTGTTAAAGGCCGCGAAGGCGGTGCGGACGCCGGCGATCTCCGCGTCGATGCTGGCTTGCGGCAGATCGGCCTCGGCGGTGAGCGCCGACTCCAGATGCCCGCGCGCCAAATCCTGCGCCGGCTTGGGTAGCTTGGAAGCTGCCAGCGAGGTCTCGATGCGGTTTCGGCTCTGGATGCGATGAGCCTCGGCGAGCTGCGCGGTTGCGGCTTCAGCGGTGACGGCGGTTGCGGTTGCGGCGGCTGCCGGAGCTTCAAGAACCGCATTGGTGACTTCCGTCAATAGCGCTGGATACTCGGCCTCGGTGACGGTGGCGAACTTCATGGTCAGCTCGGCGGCGCGGTTGGCGTTCTTCAGCCGCAGCGCTTCGAGCATTCTGCAAAGGGTGTCCTTCATAGTAGCAGCTCCTTCGGTGACGCTGGCAGCGCCGCCGCGGTTGGGGCGATTAGGAACAATCGCGGTGGCTGTTGCGTTGACGGCGCCGAGTTGCGCCACCGAAACATCATTGGCCATGGCGGCCGCGGCGGCCAGGAATTCGCCGCCCGCGCCGGCCCTGGCGCAAAGGTCCACGGAATAGAGATCGCTGAGACTCTCCGCGCACAAACATTGCTTCCCTTCGACCATGCCGGACTTCCAGCCGATCAGCGCCAGCATCGACACGCCGAAAAGATTCTGTTTTTTGTTTTGACGGGCTTCATCCAACGTGGAGCGCAGCGCTGCCTCGGCCGAGAAGAGATTCACGGTGGCGTATGCACCTTGAGCATCATGGGAGCCGCCTTCCAGCCAGCCCGCAATCCGCTCCGGATCTGTTGCGCCCGTGGGATCACCGCCCTTTTGGTCAGGATGGCGGCGTCCGAAAGGCTTGCCCGCCACCGCCTCGGCAACCCGCGCAATGAACGTGGGCGGATAGAAGTGAGGCACCGATGCGCCATTCAGCGCGCCGGTGCCCCAGCCGGGCTTGAGCACGCGGATCTTGTACTTTCCGCTCTCCGGTGTGGTGTCGCCCTCGGTAGCGAGAAACTCGCAGGCTTCGGCCACCGGAACATACGCAGTGGTCACCTCCTGCGCGTTGCCAAAGGTGACCTCGTCGCCGGCAATGGTGTAGGGGATACGGAAGAGCTTCGCCTCCGGC